TACCTGAGGCCATATTCTTTTTTCAGCTTCTCATCACGAGACGCCAACGGATCAGGGAAGCCAGCCTTGACAGAATTGTTAGTATACATTTGCGGACCTCACAGTTAACTGCAAATATATAAATTCATCCAATGGGCTTATAACGCCTAAAGAACTTGGACTCATTGAACCTTGAAGACTCTTTTTGTATTTCATTTTTTTGCGCCGCAAGCAGCGCGAGACCAGAGCTAATCGACAAGTCATATTTGGTTCTCTTGTCAATACGAAAATTGATCCAATCCTCTAGCGTTCGATTGAAATACATAGACCCATGGTCTCCTTTATCCACGTTAAAGCCAACATAGTCGTGTATATAAGACTCAATGCATTGAGCGTGGGTATGTATCACGTCCTGTGAGTTGGACGGAATGCCTTTAGTCTTGACATTAACTCTGATAGAATTGCTTTTAAGAGCAGCTGGTCGTTCCATGAGGTACCCATCATAGCCCCTTTCTTCAAAGTGCCTAACAATACCGTACTTATTGTTCTCAATGAGAAGAGGATACCCATAAAAAAACGCAGCCATCAACACATCTTCATAGAAGATCTTGGCCAGTGGCGGGCGGGCCGCATACTCCAACACAAAATGGTTGGAGGGGTAGTTCATATTGAATTTGTTAAATAAGTGAAGAGCTCCTTTAGACCCCCTGCCATCCACAGTAGCGTCAATATCATAGCTATCCACACCACCACAGCCAATGTGTGCGTGGGGCGCCACGAGCTTTCCTCGGAATTCTTTTCTGACATTTCTAATTTCAGGCGGGGCGAGCCAAGAGGTATAAAAGCGCCCGTTTGCATCGGGCTGGAAGACAACGTCGGTGTCTTTTTCTCCTCCTTTCCAGACGAAGTTTCCCCTGACGATTGGGTTTGGGAATAGATCATCGTTATAGGATATTTGATCGTATATCTTGCCAATATTGAATAGGCTGCTTTCTATGCTGTCACGAAACGCTTCGTCTGTCGTAAACGGAAACTGGCGCACCACCTCATTCAATTCCGATGCGTTACTCTTTAGGCTATCGCGCTCGTTTTTGAGGTAGGTCTTAGCTCCCATGTGAACGTACTCACCATCGATTCCCAGCACGTCATTCTCTGGCGAATCAATAATGGCATTCCCGTATTCATCGAAGAAACCTTCTAGCGATTCGTATGCTGGTATAAATAGCCGATACAAACCCGTTCTAGTTCTTCCGTTAGCGTTGCGTTCTAAGGGATCGGAGTCTTTCCACAACTGCTTGTATTCCGCACCCCCCTTGTCCATAGGGTTTACGGTGCTTCCGACCATAGCTTTCCCTATCACCTTCCTACCCACGATTAGACAGGTACGCTCAATGCGCCATGCATCGCGGATGTCTACCGGCCTTTCCCACTTGCCTGCCTCATCCAGATATAACATGTGCAGCTTTTCTCCATCGTAGGCGTTGTTGGTGGTATTCTTCCAGTTGATCACCGTATTCAAAGCTTCACCAGCTTGAGCGGTCTTGTTCTTCTTGGTGATCTTCTTTGATGGCTCACGGAAGGCTAACTCCATACGTGGATTGGTGGTACCGTCTTGGATAGGTTTGAAGAAGAATGGGTACTTGCGGAACATATTGACCACCTTCTTCATGAAGATGTTCTCCTGAGCGTCCTTACCTGTCTTACTCTGGATACCCAGCAGCTTGTCTTTTACTTGGGTAGCCTCATCTACAAGGACAGCAGAGCATATGTTCGTATATCCCGAACGCCTGCACTTGGTATACAACTGGCCCAAACACCGAGGGTCCGCCTCACACGCTGCTAAATGTAAGAAGATCTCCCTTTGGAAGTTTAGGTAATACGGATGGCCCACGTCGAGGTGGGTCCATTGAAGCATCATGTAATGACGACCCGTGAGGTATGTAGGGATACCGTCATTAAAAAACCAAATGCCCTCGCGACGACGGCGAAATTCCTCTTCGATATATGGACGCCACTTTTCTCTGAACTCTCTGGGTGTTTCTGCCCACTCATCCATAGAACGTATACGCGATAGCTCACTCGGTACAGGTTGTCTAGTCCATTTCTGATCTGCCCGTGGTAGTTCGTGAAATAGGATGGACTTTTTACTAGGCGTTTTGGGGAGCACAATGACAAGCCCACTGAGTTCGATAACTTCACCAATCGTACCGTTGGGACATATGCAGATAGCCCAATCCTCATAGTCTTTTATTTTAATTAGATTATCCATGTACTCCTGACAGGATTCGAACCCGTGACCGTCTACTTAGAAGGTAGATGCTCTATCCAACTGAGCTACAGGAGCAAAAGTACTCAATCATAATACCCCGTCATGAATAGCTTGAGCCTTGGGAATCGTGGGATTATGAAGCGTGAATCCTCATAGTCGGGATATAGACCCATGTACGACTCGTAGCTGTGGATGTTGTAGTCGGTCTTAATGTCTAAACAGTCCTCTTCATCAAACGTAAGTTCCTCCACAATCTGACTGCCCCATGTATCGGTAAAGCAATCGAGGATCTTCCCATCGAAGTTGAACTGCTGATCCATATCATACACCGTAAGTATGTTCACGGCGTGCTTGAAGCTGTATGTCAGGAAGAATTGACCAGAGCTAATCAGATATCCTTTCTTGGGATGGAACAAGCAGGTCCGTTGATTATCTGGATCTGTGCTTATGATGACACAATTCCGTGTCCCAAAGGTAGCCACCTTATGACCCTTGATCTTTTCTATGGCCGACACCCAGTACCCATCACCGTGCAAGTTATTGCTACCTAACCAGCATATGTAATCCCTATCGCGCTGCACAGCCATGAGCCAAGCGTAGGTGAACTTGTTGGATACGGGGTCGTTCGGGAAGTCGAGATGCGTGATGCCCCGTTCGTAACAGAACCGAGCTATTACTTTTGAATTCCCTATGACAATACCCTCGGCTTCAATCCCCTCTTGATTGAATAGCTGTATCGTATCGGCCATATGGTCTATCGCCATGCGCGTCACGTTCGGGCGCTTGTGATACACCATGAAAAAGCAAACCGACCTCATTCAACCTCTGGTGCTTTCGGCGGATCCTGAATGAGCGTACAAGCTCTAACCCAATCCAAGTCAACGAAGATTGGAGTCTTCTCGCCTACATATGCGTTGATGACATTAAAATCCAGATACTCTCTGGCTTCCTCTTCAGTCATCTCATCTCTATGCACCAGCACGTACAACATGCGGTTTGTGTCATATACGGCCACGGGGTTGGATCCCACGGTCACACCGATAAGGGCCAACTCAAAACCATCTGCGAGGAGACACTCCTCTTCTTCTAGGGTGAGCATTAAGTCATCCCAATCTTCTGCTTGCCAGCTCATTTTGAATATCGTTCTGCGAAACCACCAGAATAGTCATTATCCGCACTTAATTCACCACTTGTGGATAGATCCTTGATCATTTGCTCCAGCCTCTGACGCTCAACCACAAGCTCTTTACAGTCCAAAGCAGTCTGCTTTATTGAGGATAGTTCAGCTTTACGACCAGCACCATTGAGATCCTGATCGACGGGTTTCTTAATTTCCTCAATCATGTTATTGATGGCCACTTCCATACTTGCCATCAGGCGCTTGGCTGCGTCAATCGTTGTAAACGAAGAGGAGGTCCCCTGCGTCGACCCTGTACTTTTCTTGGCCATCGATCATTAAACTATAGTCCATATTCTTTTTGAACCCTACGATGTCACCCTCAGTCAATCCCATCTCCATGGTCTGCGCGTTTCCGCGCCAGAGCTTAGCCGTCTTCGGGGGTTTCTTCTTGAACTGCACAACCTCAATAACGTCTGAGGTAACGTCATCTTCTTGGGGTATTGGAGACAGTAGGCACCAATCTCCTAGCGGTTTAACCTCCCCAGTCATCTGATCCTTGTATGCAATAGCTTGATTCGACACACAAGTAATGGGGTCGTATAGCACGAGGAAATCCTTTTCGGTACCGCCAAGGCGCTGTCCATCCTGCAGCACAACGAGGTGATGGAAATACAGTGTGTCGCCTATACCGACCGGCGTGTCATGTTTAGCAGGCAGGGCCTTGACGGGCCCTTCCACCACCCTGTATTCAAACTCATTCCACTTTGGATCGATGTGAAACTTGATGCCACCCTTGGTCGTGATGGTATCGTGGAACTGATTCTCTAGTTCCACAATAAAGTGATGCATTGCTTTCATTAGAAATTCAAGTCGTATTCTAGCATACACGGAAGCCCAACAACAGACTTCCATAGTGTCGTTCCCTCATCACCCTCGACGTAAATCAAGTATCTTGCTTGAGAGTAACGATGTAGATACTCTTCGTCAAGGAGTATGGCAGTCACTTCCCTAGGTCCAGCCCTCATGCCTACGTAGTAGGCCATGGCGTCTTTAGGGTTCGGACCGATAACTATCTTGCGAATCAGGCCGCTCATTCGTCATCTGTTACGATACCGGCTTCCCCGAGCATATCATCAAGGGTATACCCATCACTCTCGCTTTTGCGAAATGCATCTCGCACAAAATCAAACACCTCTTCTAGAACGGGTTCAGAGTGAATATGAAAACTCAAGATTGCCTTTAGCATAGGATCGTCTTCGTCATCCGAATCCAATACACCAGTAACCATCAAAGAGACTACATGGTCTTGCATATTGTACTTTGTAATGCACCTTTCCATTTCGAAGTGCAGACGCTGTATCTCTAGCAAGAATTGCTCATTATCCATGAACACAACATACATCAAGGATGCCAAATAAAAATCGTCCCCGACGCCATATGTTCAGAGAGTTTTCATCACGCAAAAAGACTCAAATTGGGGACAACCGGTTAAAAAACCTAAGGTCCACACTGCATCGTTTTCAAAACGACTACGAGATATATCAGAAAGAACTCATGTTCATGTTGTGGGCTTACGACCTAGAATTCTGGACGCTCAATCATGCTTCAGAGCAATACAGATATTCGCATCCAAAGCTGGCTAATAAGATCGTATACCCCTTGATGAAGGAAGGGTACATCCACAAGTACTTTGATAAGCTGACTCCACACCAAGAAGAGGTGCAGATGTTCCACACGGAAGACAAGTACAGCTACAGGGTTCGATACGCACTAACGCAAAAGGCTAGGCTCATGGTGCAGCGATTCTACAGCAGTCTTAGTCAGCAATATACTCAACCTTGAATTGAGTCACATACATGACGTCTCCCACTACTGGTTCGTTAGCGTCGGCATCGTCATATTCAATCTCAAAGAAGTCAGCATCCGCGTTGGGGGCCAATGACAGAACGGACAGGGCTTTTGTTCTGCTGATGGTAGTCCAAGTATCAGTTTGAAAAACATTTAGCCCCGCCGTACCATTAAGCCTAACTCTAGCTTGCGCTCCAGTAGCCGTGTTTGATGAAGGTATATAAATCTTACACGTCAGCTTAAAGCTGCCAGAAGTGGGCTGCGCAGCATAAATATCTTGAGGGCTAGGATTAAACAGCGAGAGAGCAGCTGACCCATAAGCAAACTGAGGATCATTTCCAACAGCTGAGGTCGCCTCCATGATGACATAGTTGCTGATACCCCCAACATCAGTGGTACCGACAGATACATTGCAGTCGGTGGTGACTGCAAGAGTCAAGTCACCAGCGACCCAATCCCCGTCTCTCTCAAACAGAACTCCGCTGCCATAGCCGGATGATACAGGGGTATCGGATCCAAGACCAATACCTAAACCGAGAGGCATTACTTCTTGATGCGATCCGCTACAATCATGTTAATAAGGCTGTCGAACCAGCCAAATACCTGATTGTCAGTCTCCGTGGGAGTGATATTGACGACGACCTTAATAAAAGCCATCAGTCCGATCAGGAGTTCACCCCAGTTTGCGATAATGAAATCTAACATGGTACAAATATAAATAAGAATCAATACGCCGTATCGAAGTCAGTATACTTGATCGTCACCTCTGCTCCTCTTTCCAGAGCAGCAAGTATGTAAGGGTATACGCGGAAATAAGCGCGAGTACTGTGACCAACGAAACCATTCTTCTTTATTTGATTGTTTTCCTGTGTATCACCCAGCAGCAGACATCCAGCAGTATGCTCATCAGTATTACCGCAATGAATGAGAATGTACTCAAAGTTTGGTACATCACGAACCCACAGCATTCCCTTGTGAATAGTAGGGAATCGCGAACTATACTTTTCGTGCAATCGACCAATCCTCCGAAGAGTAATTCGATATTCCCCAGCGGGGATGCGGGTTTCCCCACGGACTTTTTCATCACGATGCTCGTCTTCGAGGGTGTAGCACAGGAACGTTCTGGTTCCGTTTGATATATCGAACAATGCTCCGTTGGTCGAGTCCACCTCGGAACTGAACCTTATCACTTCCAATTGCATTTTTTTTAAGTCGCTCATATCTCTTTAGTCTTGGGTTGAAATATCCCTTGCTACTCACTGATATCGAATTGTAGGTTCAGCAAAAAGCGGCTGGTCGTTTAATATGATGCCACGCAATGGAGATGCCATATCGCGGCTGACCCTTTCCATTTCTTCCTCGTTGTATGGGTTGAAACCATCTAAACTTCCCACGGACTTGTCGTAAGCTTCACCGAGTATTCTTTGCGTGATTCTATCGATCAACCTGAATTTCTTTCCTTCTCGACCCTTAGCTATTTTCTTTGCCAGCATTGGACTGCAGGCCACGTTTGCCCCTGCACCGGGCTCACCGCCCCTACATGGATCCGCCATATCTCCTCCCTTCCTAACACCAGACAGGAGCTTGGTGTAATAGTAGTCTATGGGATTCACCCCTGCCGCCCTCTGCAGCATATCATATTCGTCTTGGTAGATCGGTGTTCTCGTTGTCCCTGACTCTTGCAGGTATCTAGGATTTCCCCCCGTAACTGCTTCTCGGTATCCGACAGGCTCCTCTCCTTTGCGTTCAGCACGGTCGCCTTTCCTTTCAGCCTTTCTCAGCAGGCGCGATCGCACCTGCTCAGCCTTCATCTCAGCGTAGTCCTTACGCTCTTGCTGACTTACCCCTTTCCTTTTCGGCCTATCATCACCGGGGTGATATCCTCCGTGACGATAAACCCTCATAGGTTTTCAGCAAGCATTCTTAGGGCATCCCTAAAGCTGGGCTTTTGACCATCGAGGCTATTGTCTCGGACGGTTTTTTGCAATCCTTTAGCTGCAGCAAACGGAACTCCAAGGATCGAAGCCAATGCTCCCATTCTGAAGTCGCCACGGGCGTTGAGGTATCTCTGCAGCTCGTCCCTACTCACCCCCATCTCTGGGTTTTTCATAACGCGCATACCATTCATTACCTCTGCACCGGGCACACCACGTACATCAGTCCCCATAATCATGGGGTTTCTCCTTTGGATCTTATCCATCAAGGCTTTGTACGCAAGGTTGTACCTGCGACGGGGATTCATTTTATCTACATCACGGGTATAGAACCGTGACTTTACAGGATCTCCGTTATTCATGTTATCTGTATCTACCATATGACATCAATCTTTCGAGCAGGTCCTCCACCCTTGAAGCTGACGGCCCCCCTGTAGAAAGGGCACCAATCTTCTGAGCTGGCGTCATTTCTTTCTCATGTGGTCCCCAAAGCTTTTCTTTTGGAAGACCAGCAGCTCCAGCACCAGCCATTTCCATCGCCACTGCTTTTAGCATAGTTGAGTCTGGACCCGTTACTCCGGTAAAGGAATCCATAGACAAAAGCCCTCCCATATTAAACTTGGTTGGAGATGGTGCGGCACCAAGTCTTTCCAGCAAATCCTCTATTTCAGTATTCGAAGGTCCTCCAGTAGACTCTGACCGCATCTTAGCCGCTTTAGAAAGTCCTGATGGCTCTCCTTCATACCGACTTTCGTCGAATACGAATTGCCCGTTCTCCATCTCCATAATTGGGAACGATTCATCAGGAAGGAACATTTCTCCCTTCTCAGTTTGTCCCTGAGCATACTCATTCCAATTTCCATAAACCTTTATGGCTCCGCTCGCTTCCCACGCTCCATCAGGCTCGTCGTACATGACGCTTTCATTGCCTTTTGAATCGTACCAGACATACTCACGAGTGGATCCATCTGGAGCCTGTTCCGTTCTTACAGTGGAAGTGTTCTGCCCCGAAATAACGGTGCCGCCATTTTGATACATACTGCCACCACCGCCAAACTTGCCGTCCGTGATGGAGTTGTCGTCGTCGCTTTCTCCGCCTCCTCCGGTCTTACCTCCGTATTTATATGTGACTTTCATGTTGCTACTGCTACAATTTCTAGATCCAACGCTGTGGATGCTTTTGCTTGAATGGTATCGATCTGTGTTAATGCGATCGCGCCCCCGACATCTGTACTTGTGTTTACGTCGAGGCTGTCGAGAAAGCTGATGTATGACTCTCCTGCTCCGATACGGACGAGAAACTCCTTCGAATTAGCGGAGTCTGTGATGCGCAGGTCGCAGGTTCCTGACGAAGCGATATTTGTGATGCGCAGGTACTGCATCTCACCGTCAGTAAGCTGCCCAGCTCCGTTGTCGGTGCCGAATTGAAGTATTGGTATCTCCGCTGTCGTTACATTAACTACCCTATCAATAATATTTGTTACCGATTCAATGTCAACATTGACTTCGTTGCCTCGGTCTTTTCCATTGATAGTTAGCTTCTCGCTGATAGTTACAGTAAGGGTTGCCATAATGCAAATGTATTACTTTTTCCTAACCCTCATTCCGCAACCACAAGACTTCTTCAGCTTCATCTTACCTCCTTTATAGTAAGTAGATCCATCATCATCCCGCGATTGAGCAGCTGCTCCAGCGGCACCTATAGCCGGTACAGCTACGAGCATCTTATTCATGGCGTCTTTCAATACACTTCGATTATACGGGCCGGTGTTTGAATCCATAATCTCTAGGATCCGTATATTTTGATTGCCGGGCTCGGTATTACGCGCGTTTGATCCAAGTCTTCCGTAGTAATCTTGCAGGTATCGATCCATAATGTCGTCGTCGACTTCTTGATACCTATGTGTAA